AGCCAGTGTTTCGGATAACGGGAAGAGGCCACCACACCTTCGGACAACGCCTGCGCATCCTGAATGGCACCATAGCAACGAATGCCCTCTGCTGCCGTATTCCCCAGGACCAGTGTGCCCTCCGGCAGATAACGTTTTTCGGTACCGTCCTCTGCCACATAAGACGTTTTCGCCACCACAATGGCCAGATCGCCGTAATACCCCTTGAAGGACACCACTGCGCCCAGATCTTTCACTGCCGTTTCGAGTTGAGAATTTGAACCGCGACGGGTATCCAGTTTTTCGCGGAACAGCTTAAAACCATTCAGAAGACGCCAGACGGTACCGTCCATAATGGCAATATTCACAAGACCGCTGGCCAGGTCGCAGTAGAGGTCAATATCATGTGTAGGATCGAACGTGTCACGATCCTGTTTTGACCACTCCTTACCACTACCCTGAGTGATGTTATTCTTCGTCGACCTGCCAAAATCGACCTCAATTTTCTCGAACTGGTCTCCTTCCATGGTGTATTTGCCATACAACACAGCATTTACCGCCTGCATTTCTTCCACCTGGACAATCGCGTGCTCTTCCTGTTTGAGGTTATCGGTAATGATACGCAGACGGCGGTAAGCCGGATCATTCAGTTGAGATGGATCTTCACCAGGAAGGCGCTCAACCGCCTGCTGGTAATTAAATTCGTGTTTCGGCTTGACGTAGCCCGGACGCAACACGCGGGTTTCACCACCACGATGACGCAGCACTTTTCCTTCAACAACCGGGGAGACATAGGCCGCCACCGGCGTTTTTCCGGTAATTTTGTCCAGCATCACCTCTTCGGTATGGAAATTCACCGTACGGCGGAAAAACAGCTCCAGAAACAGCGCACGGAATTTAACTTTTTGTTCGGTATAACCGAGTAACTGGCGGGTCGTAAACAATCCCATAAATCAGTTCCTTTCATTCAGAAATCAGTCAGGCCACCGCGGTGGCCTGATAACGTGTTACGGCAGCGCCGCGTGACTCAGGGCACTGCCAGCAAAGGCGTTGGCCTTTTTGTGTTCATCCACACTTTCAGGCCAGTGGATTGCCTCCGTCGCAAAGGTTCCCGACTTGTAATACGTCAGCGCCGTCTCTGTGCCTTCAAGCGGCAGTACCAGTATGCCAACCGCACTACCGGCTTTCTGTCCGTCCCAGACCACCAGTTTCCCGGTGGCTTCATCCAGCATCAGGGGCGTCAGTGCCGGTGTTGGCGAGGAAATCCCGCTGCTGCCTGTGGCGGTATGAGCCGGATCATTACCGGCAAAAATACGTACTTCCGCACGCTGTTCAGTGATGGTTTTCGTCACCATATTGTAAAAACCTCCTATTGATGGTCAGCACTGACTTCATGGCATGGCCATGAGCATTTTCACGTCCGCATCACCGTCTGCTGACGTCTGTGCCACGCCACCCTGTACCGCTGCCGGTGAATGGTTCGCCATGAAATGTTCAAACATGGCGGTTGTGGATGCAGAGACCGGTTCTGCCTTACCTGATCCCGCAGCCAGCACAGCCCGGGCGCTCTCCACTGTCATTCCCGGGCAGGCAGCCAGCTGTTCAGCCTGCGCCTCAGCCCCTTTTGCCTCATCCAGTGCCATGATCTGATCACGGAGTGATGGTCCGGCATCCGCCTGCGGTGAAGCAGCCAGGATCGGGCGGGCTTTTTCCACCGTCATCTCCGGCATCGCCGCCAGCGTTGCCGCCAGTTGTTCACGACCGTTCGCTTCTTCACACGCCATAATGCGATCGGCTTCACTCTGCGTGGATGCCACCGGCTGCTGCGGTGCCGCCGCGGCCAGAATCGCCCGGGCCTGTTCAACGCTCATGCCCTGTTGTCCTGCCAGCATCGTGGCAAGCTGTTCACGTCCTTTCGCTTCCTGGCATGTCAGGATCCCCATCACTCGCTGGTTCTCCTGCGCGGCGGCTTCCGTTGCAGTTAATTGCGGCATAGTGCCTCCTCTGACATTACTGTTCAGCGCCGTGGCCATCACACTGATGGCATCCGACGCATTGATTAATTCATCCGCCAGCCCGGCCTCAATGCCGGACTGACCTTCAAAAACGGCAGCCTCTGTTCCCGTGACGGCATCAACAGACAGACCGGTATACATCGCCACTTTTTCGGCAAACATCCGGCGCGCCGCATCAATCCGCTGCTGCATGTCCTGGCGAACCTCTGCCGGCAACGCTTCAAACTGATTGCCATCCACCTTGTGCGCCCCTGAGTAAATCAGCGTGATATCCACACCGGCCTGCGCCAGATGACCGGCATAGCTGACATGGCTCATCATCACGCCAATGGAGCCGATACGGGATGTCTGGGTAACCAGCCGTCGGGAGCAGGCCGACGCCAGCAGCATGGCTGCAGAACAGGCCGTGTCATTGCACAGTGCCCAGACCGGCTTCTGCTGACGGAGGCGGTAAATCATGTCAGCGCAGTCAAACGCGCCGGCGGCCTGCCCGCCCGGACTGTCAATGTCCAGCAGTACGCCCCGCACCTGGCTATCCGCCATTGCCTGCTGAAGACAGGCGACAATGCCGTCATAGCCTGTCATTCCGGAAAATGGCCGCATACCACCCAGCCGGTGCACCAGCGTGCCGGTCACCGGCAGTACAGCAATACCGTTCACCACCCGGTAAACACGGGCCGGTCGTTTACCTCCGGCCATGTACTCGTCCGTTTCAGCCAGCATTCCGGGAGCATCAAACTGTACCTGCTGTTGTGGTACCGAAAGACTTGCTGCCCCCATCTCGCGCCCGAGCGCGCAAAAGAAAACCCGCGCATAGGCGGGCTCCAGAAGCAGCGGTTCATTGAATGCTGCGGCAATAATGTGTGAAAGATTACGTCTCACGTGGTGTTGTCTCCTCTTCCGGCCTGCGACTCTCCGCTATCTGCTGCTGATACGCCTGCTCTATCCACACCGGACGTGAGAGTCCGGCTTTTTGCCGCTCAGCAGATTCCCTGACCTGCTGGCGGAAAATGTCCTGATAATCCTCGCCCATCAGCGCCAGCTCTTTCTCATACGTGCTCAGTCCGGCCTCAATGCGCATCACTGATTCCTGGACTTCCTTGAGCCCGTCAATGGCCATTCTTCCGGCACCAATCCACTCTGCCCGTGACCAGGCTGATCGCGCCTGATAAAAATCAAAACGTGCCCGTGGCGGACGAATAATCCCCCGAAGAAGTGCCTCTTCCAGCCAGCAGGAAAACATCTGCGTGGCCAGCCGGGCCGCAATAAATTTTCGCCGCCCCATAAAATAGCGCCACGACTCATTGGCGGAGGCGCGGGCACTTGAGTAACTGACCTTCGAGTAATCACGGGACAACTGTTCGTAGGAAACGCCAAGACCGGCGGCGATATACCGCAGCAGCGCCTGTTCAAGCGCAGAAAATCCATTGTCTGAATCCTGCGCAGTCTGTAGTTTCAGATCATCACCAGGGAAAAGGTGCGGAATTTTGACACCGCCCAGTGTCACGTTATTCGTGTCATACCAGCTGGAAAACTTCTCCAGAATATTAATAAGCGGATTATCCTTCTGCTCCTGTGGCGCGCCGGCGATATATTCAAAGGCCTTTTCGGTATCAAGTTCACTTTCAATCGTCGCTGCATACATCGCCTTCACTATGGCCGACTGAAGCTGTGTTGCCTGCAGGGAATCGAGCATCTTCAGCCGTTCCATGACGCTGTAAAACTGATTAGCCCCACGGGTCTGCCCGTCCTCCACCGGCTCGAAAATATGCAGCATGGCCGGACGCCCGGTGGGAAGTTCACGCGGGATCCGTTCCCATCGTCCACTACCAGAGAACGGAAAATCATCCTCACAGATATGGTACGCGACGGCACGGCCATATCGATCGACCTCCACACCGGCCCGCAGAAAACGGTTCCCCATACCGTGTCCAGGCGTGTCCACCCGTTTCGGACTCACGGCTTTAAAACGCGTACGGAATAACTGCGTGGTTTCCGTATCCCAGACCGGCTGCACAAAGATTTCGCCGTTAAACGCATGAACGCCCACACCTTCACGGATAAATTCCGTGAACGTGCGTTTTCCTTCCACGTCGATCTCGCCAAACATCCCTTCGGCGTATTCCGACCAGGCCGCCTCCACCTCATCGACAAAGCTTTTTGCTGCGGTCTCCCGCATCCCCAGCCAGCGCCAGTTCGGACGGTAGCTGATCAGAAACATATGCCCGACAATGTGATCCTTATGCAGAGCCACCGCATTAGCCGCTATTCCGTTATTGCGCACCAGATCATCTGCCCGGGCATTCCCCAGACGCAACGCGGGCAGCAGGGCCGCATCGGCACTCTGCGCCGGTGGCAACCACTCAGCCATTTGCCCGCCAAATCCTGCACCGCCCCCGTTGTAGCTGAGACTCTCACGAAGCGGAACGCCGTTCACATCAATCAGGACAGGCGTTCGTTTCATAACCTCACTCCCAGCGGACGACGGCGACACCGGGTTGTCCCCAGTACCGACTCCGCATCATTGATCGCCCGGTTAAGCTCATCCAGAGAAGCCGCCGTATATTCAATTCTGCGACCATCTTTCTGGACAGACACCACCCGTTTACCGGTTAATAAATCAAGGCGCGCCTGACGCAGCGCCTGCAGTTCAGCGACTGTAACCATTCACTCCTCCGGACAGCTTCGCTGCCAGTTCTTTAAGGGTTGGCCGGGTCGTCTCTTCTTCCCGGGATTTTGCCAGTACAGCCAGATCAAGCTGCCAGCGTTGCACGGACACACGTAATGCCGCGTAGGCATACACCAGGCAGTCCAGCGCTTCGTTACGCCGCTTTTTGTTATCCCACAGCAGACGCATCTTTCCTTTTTCCCACTTCTCCACAAGCTCTTCCGCGACCAGTTGCTGCGCCTCTGTCTGCGAAAAAATCTCCGGATCATCAGGAAAACGGATGGCATACGACGTGGCTTCATCCGCAGGCGTGGGCTCGGCTTTCATACGGGCATAGAGAATTTCTTTTGCGGTGTCCGTCCCCACTTCACACAGATAAACGCCCCGCTGATTGCGGGTTTTCGGCATGGTGATCACCGGCTTGCCATAGACAGACGCGCCTTTTACCGGCAGCACACGGAAAACACCGTGTTTTTTTGACCTCTGGTAGACGATTTCACCATCGATCCCCCCGGTGTCCCAGCAGACACGGGAAATGGTCATTTCGGTGCCATCCGCATGGCGGTATTTTTTGTTGATCGCCGCATCCACACGTAACAGCGTCTCTTCCTCATCGGGACGTCCCATAATGATGATTTTATCCACCAGAAAGGCTTCCTCTCCCGGAGCCCATCCCCAGACATACATCTCAAAACGGTTTCGCTGCGAGTCAATGCCCGCCGTCAGATAAACCACCCGGGCTGGCACCGCCGCCGTGTAATGCACGACCTTATCCATCAGTACCTGGTGATCGAGTTTTTCGCCCACGGCCTCTTCCCAGGTCTCGCCCAGCGTGGTGTTCACAAAGGTTTTCAGGCCGTTGGGATCTTTCAGTGCATCCAGCCAGTCATAGACTATCTGTACCCAGGTGGTGAACGGACTGTACGCCGTCCAGATATGGAACGTGATGGAGCGCGGCGGCGGAATTTCATTATCCGCGGCGCTGAAAAACGTCAGACCGTCACGGGTCCACATCCACGTGTTTTCACAGATCCACCGCCCGTTGCTCTGGTCAAGCTCAGACTGATGGATCACGCAGCCATGATGTTCACAGAGGTAGAAAACGCTTTCGGGGCTGTCCTTCTCCCATTTAAGGCCAAAAGGCGTGGATTCATCGCCAAATTTCAGATACTGCTCCTCCCCACAGTGTGGGCAGGGCACATAAAAACGCATGAAATGCGCCGACTCGTTGGCCGCTTTTTCGATCTGGCAGGTGCCTTTGATTTTAGGCGTCGAGCCGCGAATGGATTTGGGCCATACAGAGCCCTCAATACGTTTATCCCCAAGCAGGGTTGGCGAACCCTCTTTTTCGACATCCGGTTCGAACGAGGAAAGTTCGTCATAGCAGACCACGTCCACGGATTTTTCACGGTAGTTTTTGGCGGCAGCGCCGCCCAGGCACCAGAAGCCCACACCCGATGAAAAGCGTTTCAGCGTGAGAGTATTGTCACGATGTTTACGCCCCAGCCATGGAGAAAGGTCTTTCAGACATGGCACATCCCGAATCGTCGCCTCCACGTGAGACTTCATAAAATCTTCAGCGGCAGAATCCGTGGGCTGAAAAAGCAGACTGTTTCGGGATTTATGCTCAATAAAATACCCGACCACCCCCAGCAACATCTTTGTATAGCCAACACGGGCAGATTTAATCAGATTAACAGTCCGGATCTGATCATTCCCCATGCTGTTCATGATGGCGATCTGGAACGGCAGCGTTTTCCATTCTCCCTCACCATATGAAGATTCTTTAGGCAGATAATAATTTTGATCAGCCCATTCAACTGGCGTCACCGGCAATGCCCTTATCAGGGGCTGTAATGCTGTTGTGACAGCACTCATCATATTATTCAGTTGTTGCTCTGATATATTCATCGAGTAAATCCGGTAATTTATCCCCCGCCCGCGCACACTGATTTGCCCCCTTCGCAATAAGGGTTTTCAGATGGTCAAGATGGCGCGGTGTTAAATCAGGAAACTGTCGCTGCATGGATAAAGGGATGGAATCAAGCGTACTGGATAACGCCATTGCCAGCTTGCTGAGGGCAAAAATACAGAACCCGGTATCAATAAGTTTTCCTTTTGACACCTCATTTTTTAACTGCTGTGTAACAGCCTGTTCTGCTGTCAGTTCCCATCTGGCAATAAGCAATTTCTCCTCATAGTCGTCTTCGCTATCGCCATCAGGCACATCGTTTTTACTTCTTCTCAGATACGATATGTAAAAATCGCGCCAGGCATCCAGATCCAGTTGCCCTCGCTTATTCGATATCGGGGCACCCGGCAATTTCTGCAATCTGCGAAGCTGGCGATCGGTCAGACTTAAATGCCTGGCAACTTCAGTCTGCGTAGCCACTCCTCACCTCGCAAAAACTCTCACCTCACAATCACAACAAAACCGGTCATGTCCGGCTTACATGTCTATTTTTTGCGCATGTCCGGTTCATGGAAAGCATGTTTTTATATTTTTCATATGGTTAACTTGCAGAGAAACCGGACATGGATCCCGGAAAATTTTCATAAATAGTGAAAATCCGCGAGGTCGCCGCCCCGTAACCGGTCGGATCGCCGGAAAGGACCCGCGAAATAATAATGATTATCATCTATATAAGGTTTATCACAACATGTGTGTACGCCATCAAACCACGAGAAATAATCAATTATGACGCAGGTATCGTATTAATTGATCTGCATCAACTTAACGTAAAAACAACTTCAGACAATACAAATCAGCAACACTGAATATGGGGAAACATTATGTCATCAAAGAACAGAACCCGCAGAACAACAACCCGCAACATCCGATTTCCAAACCAGATGATTGAACAAATTAACATCGCTCTTGATCTGAAAGGTTCAGGAAACTTTTCAGCGTGGGTTATTGAAGCCTGCAGAAGAAGGCTGTCAACAGAGAGTTCGGGTATGAATTACATAATTAAGTAACATGGTGTTCACAGAACACGCAGTTACCGGACACATCAGTTTTCCATTCGCTCCCCGGCAGTACAGGCTTCCCCTCTGACGGGATAGCCTGAAAAAATAACACAGAAAATTATTTGTTATAATTAATATAACTTACTCAAAAAAAAGCGACGAGAAAATCAGCATCAACGAACAATAAGCGCCAATACGTGATAACAAATGGCAGCCATATTTATCTGCAGTATAAGCAATGGACAGGATAACCACACCAGAAACCGTCAGCATAAAATCCATTTGAACTTCCCCGGACAAAATCGACTCATCTAAAGATTTACAGCTCTTTTTATTATCAATATGTTAAAAGTAAAATAAACAGATGTTCAATAACACGAATACAAAAACGTGCTGAAATTCAATGAATCCATTTCTGTGTCATCAATTAATAGTGATAAACATCCGGCTTCTTCCACCATCGCACCGGACAGGCGACTATGAGGGGACAACGCCGCGCTCCGTTAACGCGGTAAACCCCGGTGTGTATCGTTTTTGATTATCCCCGCACACTCGCGCAGAGGAGTCTCCCTGTCGGGCTGCGGTCTCTGTTAATGCAAGAATACGGCGACAATACCGCGCATGGATAATAAGGTCGCTCAACACACTGGCTGTAATGCAGCGGATACCATGCGGCATTTAGCGGCATTCATCGTACACTCCACGGTTAGCTCTTCATTCGTGGCATTCACCTGAAAGGTCCGGGAGTGTAATTGCGTACATTTACCACTGAACGAACCTTCAACAAGAACACGACCACGCTGCAAAATACGGAACGGAATTGTTCCCTGAAAAGGTTCTACGGTTACCCGTAATTTCTTCATGTATCCTCCGGATAATAAAAAGCCAGCTTAGTGCACTGAGTGCGGATATATTCCTGCGCCCCTTCCAGCTGCTTCTGCATTGTCATCAACCGTTCTCTGAGGATGAAATAATCCCGTTCAGCGGTGTCTGCCAGTCGGGGGCCGGTTGCATTATCCACGCTGGAGGTGCCGGTGGCTTCACGCACGGTACCGGGGCAGGTGGCGTTGACCCGCAGGCGCTTACGACCAGCGGCAACATCATCACGCAGAGCATCATTTTCAGCTTTCGCATCAGCTAACTCCTTCGTGTATTTTGCATCGAGCGCAGCAACATCACGCTGACGCTGCTGCATGTCAGCGATGGTGGCGATCGCCTGCTTCAGCTCACTGACTTTTTTATCACGCTGTTCTTTGTAGGCGATGGCGTTATCACGGTAATGATTGACCGCCCACGACAGGCAGACAATGATGCAGATAACCAGAGCGGAGATAATCGCGGTTACTCTGCTCATATCCCGTCCCTGATGTCAGCGCTTTAACTGGAAATGAGGTCCATCTTTCAGGGTATCCCAATCACCACCCCATTCAACAGGTGTATTCAGCTCTACAGCAGCCTGCTTAAATGCCTGTGCGATTTTCTCGTACAAAGCCCACTCCCATGACACCAGGCTGCCAACGTAGGCAACAACATCCACAGCATCGCCTGTCAGGTGACGACTGTTCATTGTCTGGCTTTTACCTTCAGCAACCAGTTGTTTCTGGCGTTCTTTCGTGCGCAGACCTTCCGTAATACCGAAATCGATCTCCGTTAATTCCATGGCTCTGCGAACAACGGCAACCAGTTGTGGTTTGACGCCCTCCAGATTTTTCTCGCTTCGACGGCTGAATCTGAATTTACAAGGCATGTTTACCTCCGTAATGAAAGAATTTTTGTGACGTTACCGCGTGCGCGTATCACCAGCACACAGAACAGCATATTAAGCCCAACCGCCAGCCAGTTCTCTTCTAACGGGCGACCACACAGATAACTGAGGGGTGCAAAGGCATACAGCAGCATCAGCAGCCAGGCCAGCCATGACATCAGTGGTTTATGTCTGGAATCACGACGACGATAAAAAAAGAGCGTCAGCACGATAACCGTGCATAACGCCACATTCAGCAATCCGGGAAGGTTACTTAACATTACCGCCTCCTCCGCCCCGAAGACGGGAGAACAGGCTGGACATCAGCGATGCGATATCCTGCTGGTGGATGAACGACAGAATCTTCACCGACACCACAGACACCAGCACTGCACACAGTGCGTCGACAGGTGCACCGTCAAACTCTGTATGCTTTACCAGCCAGGATGCCAGAACCTCTGCGCCCAGCACACCGACAATGAACGACACAAGAAAATGCGCTACCACCCGCCAGGCTGAAAGCGCCTGGGGCATCGTTGCCACGAACAACGCCCCCGCGAATGCGCCAAACACAATCCCGAAATTCGTTCCGGTAAACAGTCCAAATATCGTCGCCCCGCCGAGTGCCGCAGCTGTACCAGTACCGGATAAAGGTTCAGACATCATCGCCTCACCAACAAAATTAAAATTGTTATTTATGGTACTTAATGACCTGCAATATTTATTTTGCCGACTTAGGCCCCATACAATAATCTGATGAACTGCAGGTTGTGATTGCAATCAGTTCATTTCTAGAGAATGCACTTGAGAAATCACTATCAGTCCAGACATCACCTTTATAATACACCCTTACACCTTCTCCCGTAGCATAATAATACCTTGCCGTCTCCAGCATATTATCAAACCCCTGTTTATGATACCCAAACAAATCCACCTTACACACAATATCAGGTGTAACAGTCCCCCCATTGCGCATCAGTCCGATACAAAAAAACTGAACTTCCTTACTCCCTGACGTATATACACCATAAGACAGATTATTTATCCGCACATCACTTACATAATTATTGTAATCGCCCATGCCTGCATAACAAACGCTGGATAACGAAGCAAGAACAAGAGTCAAAACTTTTAATTTTTTCTTCATAAATCACTCCAACAACATTTACCATGATATATAAAACGCTGAGCAACTGATGCATTATTCATCACCACTCTTGTTTTCTACGATTAAATTCACTCACAAAAAAATTAAAACGAGCAATTCTTACAATGCCACTCATCTGTTTAATAATTCTTTTAAAACCCCACGAGCATCGTAAAACTCCATTTCATAGTAATTATATTTCATATTTTCATCCCCCCTGCGCACTCCTTTCAGTGAGAAGCATGCACTAATTAAGCTACCAAATGCGCTAATTCGTTCTCTGACAGATACTGTTGGAATGACCAGTTCAGGAATAACTCCTGGATTTGAAGACGATGAAATTGACACATATCTTGCATTAGAGGTTCCAGGGCCATCAGATACCCGACTGCTATCTCTGTCATAAGTTAGCTCAACGGCCTCTACTATATTTTCAGTAGGTATATGCTCCAAAGCAATTATCTCATTTTGCTCACGCATCATTACCTCCTCAAATCCCGAAAAAGTAACTCCACGACTCGTAAGATAATTAACCGAAGGCTGAATTGAATAGAATATATTATTGGCACGAATTCTGTACCGGTACAGCGTCCCACGAAATCTGCTGCCAGAATAATATTGTCGGGCAATACTGTATGTTTCACTTAAACTGGAAGTGGTGGCAATAAATGCACTATCCCTGCTTCCTGCTGCACATGAATCCCCCCGGATATGTTGCTGTAAATTTCGATTAGCGCCATGAGATCTGAATCCATCACGAAAAATTTCATCAGGTGGTCTGGAGTCTACTCGATATACAAAATCAACAGCACTTGCATAACCAGAAAAAAACACTAAAAACAAAATAACTTTTTTTATCATCCTCCCTCCAACAGAAACTATCAGGCAATCAACCTGATGTATTAAACCTGATGCTGACAATAACGCAGTGATACTTTACACGTTGCTGGATAACATTCGGATAAACAAGCCCCCGGCTTACGGACATAAAAAACCCGCCAGGTGGCGGCGGGTTTAAGTTGTGTGGCGAAGTAACCACTCTTAACACGATACAATAGTTTTTGCGTACGCGTTAGTGATTTTTTCATAACTTATGATAGAATCAAGCATATACATCCATCAATAAAGCCTAATGCAGTTTGCAGCTCCTTTCTTATAGTTCCATCTGAGCACCTGCGTTTCTTCGCGATTGAGCGTAGAGAAACACCAATAACAAAGTGAGCAATAACCAACTCATATTCTTCTGGTTTATATTTCCGCAAACGAGCAACACAACCGTCTATCATAATGCCTTCATCATCATCGCACTGGAGGCGTGACTTTTTACCATGCGGCAAAAGCCCCTTGAAACCCGCTGCTATCGGTTGCCAATCGACACCACTATTTTCTGCTGCAGCCCATGCCCCCCAGCGGTCTAAAACCTCATACATATCACGCATTATTCACACTCCCCAACCAGATTGAGGATGACCGCCGAGCCATTGTCTTTCATATATTCTCCCTTTCCGCTTGCTAAAAACCAACGACACACCTCCACGGCTTCAGCCCGTGTGACCGGTTTGATGGTCATCAGCAATTTTTCAAGGTAGCGCTCGCGGTCATATACCGATTCGTGATGCTCAGAGTAACCAAACTCATCGCCCTGTTCTTTAGTTGCAGTGTGGCGAACACTGTAGAGCCAGTCCCAGTAAACAAACTCACGAACTACGTCTGACAATGTATGAGGCTCTGGCAGCACATCACGATAGCCATCAACATATGCACGACGCTGATCATCAATTTCATTCATACGGATGCCGTCAATGCTGCCCGCTTTCTTCTCGGCTGCAGTCCACCCCCAGAGATGATCATCGATAAATTTCTGGGAAGACTTGATCACTCGCTCGGCTTCCACATCTTCGAGTGCTGCTTCATAGCTACCAAACGTAGCCCTGACTGATGCTGCTTTTTTTATATTTTCCCGGGCGATCCTGATTGCCTGTGCCGGGTTATCCATGCCGATGGTACCGAAAGCAATCTGGAAAGGATCGCCACCATTCGCCAGCAGATAACGCGAATAGCGTTCCTGAGCCTCTTTTGGGGAAATTTTAATTTTCACCAGCGCGGCCTCAGCAGCATCCAGATGTGCGGGTTCGTTCAGACGGATAACCTCCAGCACCCAAAGATAAGCATCAGTCTGCTTATGCCCGGTGATTCTCCGTTGCTCTGGCAGGGGCTTGATGTTTGCGAGGGTGGAGCTGTACGCTGCCGTCGGGATGGTGAATAGTGCTTTATGTTCGTTATTATCAGTACGCATTACGCAACCGCCTTTTTCTTATGGAAAACCAGCTCTCGAACCTGATCACCGTTCATGAGCATATTGTTGAAATCATCGTGATCCGGCCAGTACACGCTCACGCGCTGCAGGTCATTCTTTGCCATCAGATTGGCATGAGCACATTCGCAAGCCGCAGCCAGCCCGGTGGCGCTGTTCTCGTCACGGTCAGCAAAAATAATCAGATGCAGAACACCAGCTGGTACACGGAACTTTTTCATAAAGCCGCTGTTAATGGTTGCCCAGGTGTTCACGTTATAAATCTGGTGCGCTGACAGCGCTGTTTCGATGCCTTCGGCGATACCCAGAGTGCTGGCGACAGGAAACATGCGGATAGCTACAGAACGAGCGTGATCCAAATAGTTATCTTCCTGCAGGGATTTGAGGCGCTTTGCACTGCTACCGATATCTGCTTTTTTATCACCATCAAGCAGAGTCTGGTGCAGATAGCACAACTCCCCTTTATCGTCCGTAGCAAGTGAATAAAGTGAACCGCCCCGGGTTTCCTGGAGAGTGTTTTATCTGTGAACTCAGGCTGCCAGATCATCGTTTCCGATGGAAGCATAATAAGCTTTTTCTGCTTCTGCCGGAGGAGTATGGCCCAGCCTTTCCAGCAATCGTCGATTGTTATACCAGTCCACCCACGTGAGTGTGGCCAGTTCCACTTCTGCACGGTTTTTCCAGCTCTTACGGTGTATTACCTCCGCTTTGTAAAGACCATTGATGCTCTCCGCCA